AGATGCAAATGCTCAATTATTTATATGGGGTGGTCAAGTAGAACAACAAGCACAATCTACTCCTTACATAAAGTCAGAAAATAGTGTATTTGGGGTAAGAAAATCATCTACTACTAACTTATTACCTTATAGTGAAGATTTTAGTCAATGGAATATTAAGCAAGGAACAGAAACTTTAAATTATGGAATAAGTCCTGATGGTACACAAAATTCTACTAGAATAGTTTTTTCAGGTGCAAACTTGCAATTTTCAAAACAATTAACAACAGGAACACCCTCAACAGGTTCAATATATGTTAAAGGTGTTAATGGAGAAACTATTAATTTTGGACTTGAAAATTCTGAATCTATTTTTACTTTAAATGGAGAATGGCAAAGAATACAAAAGACAGGAACTGCAACAAGTAATAAAATAACAGTAAATACTTATGGTGGTGCTACTGCTAGAGATATACAAGTATGGGGCGCACAGTTAGAAGAACAAACACAAGCAGAAACGTATGCTAAAACAACAGGATTACCTGTTACAATAGATTTATTTACAGAAAACAACTATGGTACTATGACTAATATGTCTGCATCAGATATAGTAGAAGATACACCTTAAAAAATTAAAATTATGATATATACAACACCAAACACAAGTTTATTGACTGAAGTAGATGCAGAGGGAAACCCTGTATGTGATTTCTCACAAATTATAGAGGATAGTCCTGCAACTGTAAGAAAGTCATTAGATGGTACATTATTTATTGCTAAATTTATGGGTGAAACTCCATCTTTTTTAGAGGGGTTAGACCAATATACTCACGAGGAGATATTAGCAATAGTAAGAGGTTCTGATTGGACACCTGAACAAGAATAAAATAAATTATGGAAAATATACTAAGTGTAGATTTATCAAGTGAAACAAGTCCTGTCGTACAAGAAGTACGAGGGAGAGAATATATAGAGTATGGTACTGAGCATTGGAGAAACCTTTACCCTCAGTTCTTAATTGATCTATATTACAATTCTAGTACACACGCAGCTATTATAAACACTACTGCTGAAATGATTGCAGGAGAGGACATTTTAGTAGATGAGAATGAAAACCTAGAACAATTTGTAAAACTTAAAAAATTCTTTGCTGAAGCTAATGGTAAAGAAACACTACACGAAGTAATTAAAAAGATTTCATTTGACTTTAAGCTACAGGGTGCTTTTGCTTTACACATTATATGGAATAAAGCTAAGACAGAAATAGCTGAGATACACCACGTACCTGTAGAGAGAGTAAGAGCAGCAAAACCTAATGCTATGGGTAAAGTAGATTGCTACTATGTTTGTGCAGATTGGAGTAACACAAGAACTAACAAACCTATGAAGTTAGCTGCTTTTAATACTAAGGACAGAACTAATCCTAGTCAGTTATTATATACAGGTTTATATAGTCCTAATATGGACATCTATCACACACCTGACTACCTAGCTGCAAATAATTGGGCTCTCGTTGACCAAAGGGTAGCTGAGTTCCATCTCAATAATATATCAAATGGCTTCTCGGGGTCTTATGTTATCAGTTTCGCAAATGGAATTCCATCTCAGGAAGAGAGATTTCAAATAGAAAGAAGTTTAGCTGAGAAGTTTACAGGTGCTAGTAATTCAGGAAAGTTTGTATTAACTTTTTCAGATGACAAAACTAGAACACCTGAGATAACACCAATTACTGTAGCAAATCAGGACAAACAATATCTTGCACTCCAAGAACTTCTCGTACAAAACATACTTACAGGTCATAGAGTTACTTCTCCTATGCTTATGGGTATTAAAAACGACACAGGGCTAGGTTCTAATGTTGATGAGATGAATGCAGCTTTTGAGATATACTTAAACACAGTAGTTATACCTTTCCAAAAACATATAATAAAAACATTATCTAAAATATTTGAAGTTAATGGTATTAATATACCTTTCTCTTTTGTACAAGCTAAACCTATCACATCTAAGTTTACTATAGAAGATATGAAGGAAGTAATGACTGAAGATGAGATTAGAGAAGAACTAGGTCTAAAACCTTTAAGTGATGAAGAACTAACGGCAGAAGATGAAGATAACTACAACTTAGAAAAAGATTGTGATTGTGAAAAGAACAAAGATAAATGTGATAAGAGTTGTTATGATAAAACTGAGTTAGATGCTTTTTTAGAAACTGTAGAGGATATACCTGAAGGTTGGGAACTAATAGATGAAGAAGTTGTAGATGGAGAACACGCAGATTTTGACTTTGAAGCAGAACTAAATCAAATAGCTGCTGAGAAAATTGAATTAAGTACAGGGAGAGCAATACCTGATGCTAAATCGGATCAAGATGGTATATCTAAAAAGACATACGACTATTATAGAGTTAGATATGTATATGCAGAAGATGAGTTTTTAACTAGAAAGTCAGGTAAAAAAAGAGATTTTTGTCAACAGATGATGGCTGCAAAAAAATTATACAGAAAGGAAGATATTGATAGGATGTTTAAATTAAATAGAGATTTTTCTCCTAAAGGTACAGGTAAAGCAGGTTACGATAAATTTTTATATAAGGGAGGAAATAGCTGCCATCATTACTGGCTCAGACAGATTTTCCGTACAGAACTAGGTATATCTGTAAGTACAAAGATTAAAGATGCAGATTTAGTAGGATATACTAAAGCTAGGTCAGAAGGGTTTACTGCTAAAAGAAACGACAGGAGAGTAGCAATACCACCAAAAAGAATGAGAAATCAAGGAAGATTAAATAAATAAAAATATGGCATACGTACTATTCATATCAGAAGATAAACTAAAAGATTCTACGGCAATCAATATGAATGTAGATGTAGAGTTTTTATTACCTTTTGTAAAACAAGCACAAAAACTTTATGTAGAAACTAAGTTAGGTACAGACCTTAACCAAAAGATTAAAGACCTAATAACGGCAGGAACTATTAATGATCCTGCTAATGCTAATTACAAAACTTTATTAGATACTTATATAGGAGATATGCTACCTAATTTTGCGTTATATCACGCAATACCTTTTTTACGTTTTAAGATAGAGAATGGTAACATATACTCTAAGACATCAGAAAATGGAGTAGCTTTAACTACAGAAGAAGCACAACATCTTAGAAGTGAAGTATTAAATACAGGAGAGTATTATATGGAACGTATGATAGAATATATTAAGAACAACATCAGCTTGTTTCCTGAATACAATACAAACTCAGGTGCAGATGTATCTCCTGATAGCAACGCATACTATGCAGGAATGAATTTAGAAAGACCTAAAATGCAGGGAGATAGAATAACACTTAGAGATTTTTTAACACCTGATCTTACATAATGAAGAAAAGATATAAAGTAAAAGAAGTAAATAAGATTAAATTAAAAACATATTTGACAAATGCCAATACAAAAAACAGTACAGGACACACTAGAAGTAGCAGCAGTAAACGGAACAGTTCTAAGTGTAACAACATTTTCTAATTTAGAACTAGCACTAAAGATTATACTGCTAGTAATTTCAATAGCTTATACTGTAGATAAATGGTATAATCAAAAAAAGAAGAATGCCAAAAAAAATTAAATCTTATACAATTATTAAAAAAACTCCTACAAAACGTAAAGGAGTACATTCTAAAAATGCTTCCAAAGGTCAAGTTGGTTTCAAGAAAAAAAGTAGAGGGCAAGGTTAATCTTGTTCTTGAGAGAGAAATATTTACAGATAATTCTATAATAGGTAGATTGTATCTGAACGAAGAATATGTATGTGATACCTTAGAAAATCCATACATAAACAATGAACGCAATATAAGTTGTATACCTGAAGGTAAATACAATGTAAGGATGCGTACACCAAGAGAGAGTGCTACAAGAGATTATTTACATCTTTTAGTACAGGAAGTACCTGATAGAAGTTATATCCTATTTCACAAAGGTAATAGACCTGAACATACACAGGGTTGTATTCTAGTAGGAATGAACAATGAACAGGACTATGTTAGTAAGTCAGGGTATGCTATGGACTTTTTGATGAGGAGAATACTTAATTTAGGTGGCGAGAATATTAAATTATTAATAAAAAATAAATAAAATGAAAGAATATTTAATAATGACTATGTTAAAATCAAAGAAAGTATGGTACACAATAGCAGCTATGGTTGTACCTTTTATCGCAAGATCATTAGGTGTAGATGAAGTTCACGTTAGCGAAATATTTTGGGCTTTATTAGCACTACTAGGAGTTACAGGTTTACAGGACTTCGGTAAAGATGCGAAGTAATAGATACAGATTAAAACCACACGAGATACAAGTCATTCAAAAACTGCGAGAGCAAGAAGTAAGTAACGTATTAGTAATTGGAGATTTGCACGAACCTTTTTGTCTTGACTCGTATCTTGATTGGTGTATAGAACAATACCACACCTATAATTGCACGGAGATAGTGTTTATAGGCGATATAATAGACAATCACTACTCAAGTTACCACGAGACCTCAGCAGATGGAATGGGTGGCTTAGATGAACTAGAATTAGCTATTAAGAGAATTTCTAGGTGGTATGATGCTTTTCCTAAAGCAACTGTAATAATAGGAAACCACGATAGAATCATTATGCGTAAAGCACAGACAAGTGCAATACCAAGCAAATGGATTAAATCATATAAAGAAGTATTAGAAGTACCTGATTGGAACTTTGTAGAAAGATACGAACTTAATGGAGTTCAGTATATACACGGAGAAGGTGGTACTGCAAGAACAAAGTGTAGAGCAGATATGATGAACACAGTACAAGGACATCTACACACTCAAGCATATTGCGAACACTACGTTGGAAAAAACTTTAGAGTATTTGGTATGCAAGTAGGTTGTGGTATAAATCACAAGTCCTATGCTATGGCTTATGCTAAATATGGAAAGCGACCTGCCGTAGGTTGTGCAGTTATTCTTAATAATGGACAAACTCCATTAAACCTCTTAATGCCCTTATAATCATATATTAACATCTTAATTGTTAATAACTTATTTAATTACTTTGTTAATTAGCAAGTTAATTATTTATATATTTGTACCATAAAATAAAAATTATGAAAACAAACTATACAGTAATTAATAAAAAGTCAAACAATAGACATATACTTAATAATAAAGAAAAAGAAAACTTTTATAAAATTCAATGTAAGTATGATTATTACGAATTAAAAGAAGAAAAAGAATCATTCTTAGAAGAACTAGGTCTAGGTTTTTTAGCAGTAGCAATAGTTATTTGTCTAACTGAAATTATAATGAAATGGATATAAGTTACGAAGATTGGTTAAAAGGAACTTACGAGCATTGTATAGATCCTACATTAAATATATACGTTGATGAAGATACAAGATGTGTTATATGTGGAGATTATGATGAGTGTGGTTGTGAAGAAGAATGGAGTAATAAAAGTAATTGCTGCGAAGCAAAGATGGACACAGATTTAAAAATCTGTAGTAAATGTGGAGAGCATTGTGAAAGTGCTTGGGAATATGATAATAAATTAATAAATAAATAAATATGAAAAATAGTAAAGTAGTAAACGTACAAGGTTCAGGGATGTTTAAAGAACTATATGTATTTGAAGTAGAATTAGATAACGGAGATGTAGGTAAAATATATCGTAAGTCAAATGATTCTAAATTGTCTAATGGTCAAGATATTTCTTACACCATAAACGACAAAGGAAGTATTAAGATTGTAACAGATTATCAAAAGAATAATCAAAGTCAATCAAGTCCTAAACAAGATGATGTACAGAAACTTATTGTAAAGCAATCAAGTTTAAAAGCTGCTGTTGATTATGATAATAAATGTACACCTGAAGATGTACTTAAAAATGCACAAATGTTTTATGAATGGGTATGGGGATTAACTCCTACACAAAGTAAAATAAATAAAGTAGCTGAAAAGATAGATTCAGATTTACCATTTTAATATGACAGATAGAGAACAATTTGAACTAATTTGCGACCTTACTACAGAGATGGTAGGGTTGCAACAAGGTTCTTTAGCTTTTAACACTAGAAAACAAGAAGTGTTAATACCTAGAATGGTAGCATCAGTAATAGGAATTATGGCTAAAGATATTCACGTAACTGTTATTGCAGATATAATTAAAAAGGATCGTACTTCTGTATTGCATTACAAAAAATCACATAAATCTAATTATGCTAGTTTTCCTTATTATAGAAATATATTTAATAAAGTGTATAATGCTTATACTGAATCTGAAAAAATTAAAGTAGTTTTTCCTAATAGACACGAACTATGTAAATGTTTAATAGATGCAGGTATAAAGATTTCTGCTAAACCACAGGTTAAAATTAAGATAACAAGTGGTAAGGCAAAATATATGTTACCAACTACCTATTTGGAATTTTCAAATAATATTAATATAATTAAACACGCATTTAGAGAAGTTGATTACTCTACAGAAATTATAACATTATGAACGAAAAACCAAGCTACTACGCAATAATACCTGCAAACGTAAGGTACTCTGATCTAAAACCTAATGCTAAATTATTATACGGAGAGATAACTGCATTAAGTAATAAGCACGGCTTTTGCTTTGCTTCTAACAATTACTTTGCTGAATTATATAACGTAAATAAAAATACTATAAGTTCTTGGATTTCAGAACTTAATAAAAAAGGTTTTATAACAGTTAAA